TTTTCACCATCATAACTGTTGTCACCAGTGTTCTTCCAGTCAATAGTTGTATCAAGGCCTTCCATATCATCTTGCTCTTCATGAAGCCCCATTTTTCTACGGGTAAACTTCTTAGCTGGTACACGGTAAGCTAGCTCTGACTTCGGGCGATCCATACCATCTTGTATAGGCTTAAAGAAAAACGGATAGTTAATACTTATAGGTACTATCTTATCCGTAAACATTTTCTTAGCATCCGCCCCACTTTTTGATAACACCCCAAATCTACTATCACCTGCAAGAGTGGCTAAATTAACGGTTTCAGCTGAACTCATAAATGAGAATCCAGAACGTCTATTCTTAAGATAACACATTCCATAACATCTTTGATCAGCTTTACACGCCTCCCAAAATATAAAAAATAATCTATTTGCTTCTCTAAAGTCTGGAGCACCAACATCAATCTTACTCCACTGTAAATACATATAGTAGCTACCAGATATATATGTCGGAGTTCCATTACTCATAAACCAAAAACCATTCTCTCTTCTATCGAACTCTTGATCTATGTATTTATAATTAGCTTGCTTAAACTCTTCTGGATAATCTGCCCAATCAAACCTAGTTTTAATCTTTTTGAAAGCATCAGGAAAACTAAACTTTCTCCACTTTTGTTCAGGTTTATTTTTAGAGCAACTAAAAACATCTTTAGGCACTTTGGGTAAAGCTATCTTTAAACCTTGTATATCTAGTATCTCACCTATCTGCCCAGACTTAGATATAACTACTATATCACTTTCCTTATCGTAACCATACTTCCATTTCTTACCCTTATTAAGTCTATTAATAGTGGTTAGTTTTACTGGTTCGATTACTTTATATAGCGACTGTTCGTACATTACTTACTTCTTCCTTCCGCAAACCCTTGAAATTTAGGTTTGCTATCCTTAGGTTTATCTAGATCGTTTAATACTCTTTCTTCCTCTTCTATTCTAGTTAGAATTTCAAATGCGTCGAATATAGCTAGCTTCTTAGTAGCTGCAGCGTTCTTTAATCTATCTGCTGATATATCATCGTCAGAATCTACAATAGGTTCCTTAGCTACTTTAATTAACTCTTCTACTGCTCTCCGCCCAGCCTGGATTATACTCTTCTTCGTTTCCTTGGTATTCATATTCAATTGTAATAAAATTATTCATAACTCTATATAGTCTATCACCATCTATGGTAAACTCATACTCACTACTAGGCTTAAAACCTACTAACTGAGTTGGGAGAAAACTCCCGTCAGAATATTTAACTATTCCAACGAGAGGTCTTTCCGGTGTAAGACTATATTTGTCTTGAGATTTTATAGGCTTAACAAATGTATAACCAGGCATTGAACACCAGCCATTTTCTTTCTTGTACATGAATATTTGATCTTCAGATACTAAATACTCATCTTCATTTAGAAAACTTCTACTATTCTTTTCACGACCTTTAATATCATGCCACCTTCTAAAAACATTGTGATGTATTACAATTTCATCCCCTTTACTCAAACCCATAGGATTATATAGGGGTGTTTTTTGTATTATACCAACTCTATTTGTATATTGATGATTAAATATCTCAGTGTTAAGTATGAGATCTATATCACCAACTTTTACGGAATTGTTATACCTACCACCACTTGGTTTAATTATAAAATCAGATACAGGTCTCATTAGTAATTGAGATCATATTCAACTGATATAGCCATATTCTTATTGAAATCCTTCCAAGGAATAACAATATCCTTCTTCCTGATATAAATAGAGTACTTACTCTCTTCCTCTAATATATCACATATCGTATGACCACCGTAGACATCTTGACCAACCGAATAATGCATGGCATCATTCTTATAGTCTTTACCTACCGTGATCTTTCTAATCACGTGACTCTCCATCCTCCGGGTAGTTAATAGTACCATCTGTTAGATCTACATCAAACGTGCCATACTCTTTGCTAAACGTGTTCTGCAGTTCAACAATCTGAGTTTGAATACCAGCTTGCTGATGCATCAACTCGTGTTTCTGTGCTTCTAACGCTCCAACTCTAAACTGTATAGCATTGTTGTCGTTTACCACTTGTTGTAAAACTTGTAGTTGCTCTTCAGTAATCTTTTCTGCCTTAGGCGCTAAATCAACCATTTTTTCTTTCGTTGCTTCCATAATAAAATTTAATTTACTTTTTTGTTTTTTCTAGTGAACGTCCTCCGAAGTAGGCTCCTATCACTGTTATTAATACTAATTGTAACAGATCAGTCCACTTCTGTTCCACATCAAAAGCTATAACACCAGCGTCAATGAATATCATTAATACTGTTGATACAACTAGAAACATAAGAACTAGTGGTCTAACATTTTTAGATAACCAAGAATCAGACTTCATATCAGCCTCCCATCTATTGGTTACTTGCTTTTGCATCTCTAACTCGTGGTTAGATATTAGTTGTTTTACTTTTTGTTGAGCTGCTAGCTTTTCCTCCTTAGTTGTGGTTAAGCTATCTAAAACTCCACCAACATCTTTTATTAATTTACCAGCCCCACCTGAAAGTACTTTTTGTAGTAATCCCATTATTCATTATTTTTAGCTTTTTTCTCCCAAGGAAATATATTATGTCCTTCAGGGTAATACTTGCCATTATATTCTATTTTACCGTTTTTTCTACGGTACTTCTTTTTGTTCCACGTTACGTGGTTATCAGTATAAGACAACTTACCACTATCCATATCTTCCATATGTTGCTCTTCGTGGTTGATTATCTTTTTCTCCATAGTAGAATTAGGCTTAACAGATTTATCTATATCTATAGTTCCATCTTTATTAGCTTTACCCAACACACCTTCTTCTAGATTTTTTCTATATATTGGAGTACCTTTAATCTTTTTAAACGGATTTCTACTTTGTTGATATGCCATTACCTTTCTTTATCTTTAATCATATCGTCTATAGACTTATTCATAACCTTGTCTGTATATGATTTGTTCTTATAATAAGGATTCTTTATAGAAACAGGTATATCCTCCTCACCCAGTAAAATTCTATATATTCTACTTATCATATGATTACACTTAAACGATGTTTTGTAAACAGCGTACTTCATAGTGGTTCTATTTCTTTCCCGCCAAACATCTATCCACCCATCTCTTCTTAGCCTTTCCCATCTATGTTTATCCCAAGAATAAGAATACATACCATTTATAAATTCATCACGTGTAAACCTGTTTAGGCAGTTTAAATATATCAACAGCTCTAGATCAGCATCGTTTATCTTGTTAGCTTTACATATCCACTTCCTAACTATTCTGTAATACTTGAATAGTTGTATTTGCTTTATGTCATCAGCTGTTATCCTCATCTACTAAAACTACATCTCTTAATCTAATAACCCTATACATAAGATCTTCGTAAGCTATGTCGTGACCAGCGTGCTTATCGTACATCACTACCGTATTAACCTTTATGATGTCCGCTAAGTTTCCAACTGATACTACCTTAGCTTTCTTGTATCTATTATCTGTATCTGTATCATCGGTAAGTAGAAGACCACCTGATGTAGTTTTCTTCTCTTTGATTCTCTCTATAACTATATAATCGTTAACTGCCTTCATTTACACGTACATTTGAGATTACACAATCGGCTGACATTATTGTGAGCGCTACACTCACGGCGTTCTTCAATGCTGTCTTAGTTACTAATACTGGGTCTATAATACCTGCTTCAACCATATCTACAGATTTACCAGTTACAACATCTATACCTCTTCCTATATCTTGAGTGTTGATCATATCTTCATAACCAGCGTTGGATAGTATAGTTTCATATGGAGCTCGACACGCTAGCAGTAATATATCTCCGGCTTGCCCGGAGAGAATTTTTTCTGCAGCATTTAATAATGCAACACCACCGCCAGGGACTATACCTTCTTTCAAAGCAGCCTTAGTAGCATATATAGCATCTTCAACTCTATCTTTCTTTTCTTTAAGTTCAATCTTAGAATCAGCACCAACTTTAACGACACCAACGCTACCTGATAAAGTAGCTAATCTCTGTTCAAGCTTCTTCTTTAAAAACCCGTTACTCTCTTCAGCTACCATAGCTTGGACTTCCACTATTCTCTCTAATACGTTGTTAGTGGTAGCATCCATAGTAATAGTAGTATTTCTATCGTCAGTAACAGCAAATTCAACTTCACCTAAATGTTCTGGTGTTATAAGATCTAAGTCATCACCTAGCTCTTCATTTATTACAGTAGAACCAGTTAGTATAGATAAATCCTCTATAGCATCCACACGTGTAGGACCGAAGCCTGGTGGGTCAACTATATTAACCTTAATGTTACCTTTAACCTTATTCATTAATAAAGCTGATTTAACTTGCTGAGCAACTGGTGCTACAATAAGTAAAGCTCTACCTTGTTTAATAACATGTTCTAAAACTCCTTGAATTTTACGTATATTAGGTATTTCAGAAGACACAGTCAGTACATATGGGTTATCTAACTCACATACATGCTTCTCCGTATTAGTAATAAAATGAGGTGAGGTTAAACCACAGTCTATCTGCGCTCCATCAACTACTTCTACATAAGTATCTTCAGTAGGACTTTCTTCTAGTAAAACAACGCCGTGCTTACCTACTTTTTCGTAGGCTTCAGCAATAATTTCACCTAGCTCCTTGTCGTTATTACAGGATATAGCAGCAACAGCTTTAAGCATATCACCCTCTACCTCTATAGCAGTGGAATCTAGGTATTCAATAACCTCAGTAAGGCATTGGTTTACTCCATTTTTAACTTCTCTGATTGAAACGCCTGCAGCGATGGCAAAACGTATAGAATTTATAAGGGCTTCGACTAGAACTGTAGCGGTTGTTGTTCCGTCACCGGCCTCTTTTACTGTATTTCTGGCTGCTTCCTTAACTAGGGTAGCACCCATGTTTTCAACCGGGTCAAATAAGACTACGCTTTCTGCAACGGTTACACCGTCTTTTGTTATGACCGGTTTGCCTCGTCCATCTTCGTAAATAACGCATTTTCCCGATGCGCCCAATGTGGATTTTACGGCTTTTGCTAGCTTGTTTACGCCAGCAATTACTCT